GTGGCTAGGGGATACTTCTCGGTCGCCGGCATCGCCCAGACTATCTCGACCGCGATCACCGCGCTGGAGATGACCTGCCCTTCCAACGGCGTGCTCTTCGTGGACCGGATCTGGCTGGAGCAGACGACGGTCACGGCCGTCGGCACGCGGGCCCGGGCGCAGATCCTCTTCAAGACGGCCGCCTGCACCGGCACGGCCTCGCCGCCGGCGCCGACCTCGAACGACAGCCTGGCGACCTCCGGCGTCTCCGTGCGCTGGGTGGCGACGGCGGAGGGCACGGCGGGCGACATCAAGTACGACGAGAGTTTCGACTACGTCGCCGGCTACCTCTGGACGCCGTCGAACGCGCGGGAGCGCATCGTCGTCTTCGGCGGCGGCAACCATAGCATCCTGGCGCTGAAGTTCCCGGCCGCGCCCACGTCGGCGAGCTGGACCTTCGGCTTCGCGTGGGACGAGTACGTCTAGATGGCGGGCATGCAGGTCACCAGCGAGACGAAGCAGGCCGCCGTCTCCGTCGTCGTCACGCGGGCCAACGGCGCCGTCGAGGATTTGGGCGTCGTCGCCTATTACCACCGCAACCCGCTGCGGCGGCTCGTCTACCTGCTCAAGCGCCGCTTGGGTTTTCGCGTGCGCGAGCGCGACCTGTTCACGACTAGCGACAAGGAGTAGGGCATTGGCCACGGTCAAAACGAATGCGGGCCGCGCAATTGCTACGAACCTGATCACTGGCCTGGGCGGCACGGTCCCGAACTTCATCGCCATCGGCTCGGGCGCGGGCACGGCGGCCGTCGCCGATACGACGCTCTTCACCGAGTACACCACCGGCACGTGGGCGGGCTACGCGCGGGTGAACGCGACCCCCACGCGCACGACGACAAGCGTCACAAACGACACTTCGCGCTGGAATGCTAGCTTCACCGCCGGAGCCGCACAAACGGTGACGAATGCCGGCAACTTCGACGCGCTGACCGTAGGAAACCTCTTCATCAAGGGAGATTTCACCGGGATTGTGTTGGCGAACGGGGATAGCATATCCATAACGATCACGGATCAACAGGCGTGATGCACTGTTCAGCGCGCTCTTTTTTTGAGAAGAGGCGATGATACATCATAAAGAGCAGTGCCCTCGCATTTACCCCCGTCGTATGCCAATCGTACGTGGTCTTCCATCCTTCTCGTTGTCGGGGACGTGTGGTGATATAGCCTACGCCCGTCATCGCCTTTACATGCTCCAAGAGCGGCCTGCACGTATTGGTAATGCCGATCTTTATCGACGGCGATCCGTTCTTGGAAGTCTCGATGGTAATGCAGCCCTCGCCGTCGAAGAGGCCGGCCAGCCACGCGACATCCTCCGGCGACATATCGAGGATCGGCTTGTGTTGGCCCGCATTCCTGCACGGCACCGAGCAATAGCGCATGGTTGCCCGCGCGAGCCAAGGGTGGAATTCCTTCCGGCAGCACTCGCACACGACAGTCTTCGTGAGATAACGTTTACTCTTCGGCGTGGTCCGCTTGACCGCCGCGTTCCGGCACGCCATGGAGCAATACTTCATCGCGTGGCACGATCCCACGGGACGAGAGAACTCAATGCCGCAATACACGCAGTTTGCGTACCTCAGCGTTCTTGCCACGGTGTACCCTTCGTATTCACATCGTTATAGACAAGTATACCATACTGGCGACGTCTATAACGGCATCTAGGACAGGGGAACGCTCAGGAGGCCGGTAGCCCATGCCCGGCATCTTCCGGCGCCCGCTCGACGAGCCGTACGCGCCGCCACCCCGCAGTTTCCCGTACACCTCGGGCGCGCAGTCGTTCTCGCAGACCCTGGCCGTCGCGCAGGCGACGACGCCGGGCATGTCCCGCGCCACGACGAAACTCTTGGCGGTGGTCGCCGCCACGGTCGTCGCGCTGCTCAAAGGCATCACGAAGCCGCTGTCGGTCACCCAGGCCACCACGGCGACGCTGACCAAGACGCCCGCCAAGCTGCTCCAAGTCGCGCAGGCGACCACGGTCGCGCTCACCAAGGCCGTCACACGCCTGGTCACCCTGGCGGTCGTCCAGGCGACGACGGTTACGCTCGTGCGCGGCACCAGCAAGGTGCTGGCCGTCGCCCAGGCCACCACGGCCGCCCTCCCGAAGACGGTCGGCAAGGTGCTGGCGGTGGCGCAATCCACGACGGCGGCGCTCGCCACGTTCAAGAGCCGCCTCGTCGCGCTGGCGGTGGTGCAAGCGACCACCGTGGCCATGGTCCGCACGACCACGAAGCTCCTGGCGATCACCCAGGCCACCACGGTCGCGCTCGTCAAGGGCATCACCAAGCTGCTCGCGGTCGTGCAAGCGACGACGGTTGCGCTGGCCACGCTCAAGAGCCGGCTGGTCACGCTCGCCGTGGCGCAGGCCACCACCGTGGCCATGGCGCGGACCACGACCAAGTTGCTCGCGGTGACGCAGGCGACCGCCGTGGCGATGGCGCGGGCGGCCACGAAGCTGCTTGCCGTCGCGCAATCCACGACGGTCGCGCTCACCCGTGGCGTGACCAAGGCGCTCGCGGTCGCGCAGCCCACGACGGCAACCCTGGCGACGCTCAAGAGCCGCCTGGTGGCGCTCGCGGTCGCCCAGTCCACGACCGTCGCCCTCACCAAGGCGACGACGAAACTTCTGGCGGTGGCGCAGGCCACGAGCGCCGCGATCGTCAAGACGGCAACCAAGCTGCTCGCGGTGGCCCAATCCACCGCGGTCGCGCTCGCGACGCTGAAATCCCGCCTCGTCTCCTTGGCGGTGGTGCAGGCCACGACCGTGAGACTGACGCGCGGCACGACGAAACTGCTGGCGGTCACGCAGGCAACGACTACCGCCGTCGTGCGCGGCACGGCGAAACTCCTGTCCGTGGCGCAAGCGACCAGCCCGGCGATCCTGGCGACGCGGGCGCGGGTCGTCGCCCTGGCCGTGGCGCAGTCCACGACGGTCGCGCTCACCACGCTCCGGGGTCGTCTGGTGACACTTGCGGTCGCGCAGGCGACGACGGTCGCGTTGATGCGCGGCGTGGGTAAGCTGCTCGCCGTCTCCCAGGCGACGACGGCGGGGCTGACCAAGCAGGTCTCGAAGACGCTCGCGGTCGTCGCCGCAAGCCTCGTCGCCATCGCGACGCAGGGCGGCCACGTCATCGCGCAGGCCATTCAGGGCCACAGCACGGCGCAAGCCCGCCTCTTCGCCTCCACCGCGCGGCTTCGGGCCTTCGCCTCGACGGCGGCCGGGCGCCTGTTCTCGAGCACCACGAGGAAGAAGCCGTGAGCCAAGTTGAGAGCAAAGAGGGCCCGCAGGTCGTCCTCTCGGGCGAGACGCGCCAGTGGGCCTTCCACTTCCTCACGAACAACCCGGCGGCGCTGGCCATGTCGGCGCCCACCATCGTGGTCTACCAGACCGACACGGGCACCTATCCCGAGGGGCTGGATGTGACGGCGACGGTCGTGGCCGGCGGCTCGGCGGGCGCGTCGATCAGCGGCACCGACGTGCTGGCGACGCTGCACGCGTTCGCGGCCGGCCACCCGTACCGCGCCATCGCGGGCGCGACCTACGGCGGCAACACGGAGCAGGTCGTGCAGGAGTTTCGATGCCCGTACTAGCCGCGACGGCGTTCTGATGGCCGACCCGATCCGCGAGACCCCCAAGGCGCACGCCGCGTTCGAGGCGTATTGGGCGCTGGGCGACGGGCGGACTTGTGCCAAGGTTGCGGAGGGCTTGGGGAAGAGTACGACCCTCATCGAGGGATGGTGCGCCCGCCATCACTGGCGCGCGCGCGTCATCGCCCGCCAGGACCAACTCGCCGCCGAGCGGCAGCGCGTCTACGAGGAGAGCCGGGCCGCCGCCATCGCGAAGCACGAGCGACGCCTCGTCAAGCTTGGCCGCGAGGGCGAGACCATGGCCATCAAGGCGCTGCGCGGCCAGGCGGAGCAGGGCAAGCTCGGCCCGTACGCGGCCGTGCAACTGCTCGCCCTCGCCGCCAAGCTGGCGCTGCGCGGCTACCGGGAGCCCGAGAGCATCACGCGCCAGGAGCACACGGGCGCGGGCGGTGGCCCGGTCCTCTCCGAGACGGAGACGCATGCCGACTTTGATCACGACCGCTACGCGCGACTCTTCCGGCAGTTCGCCGGGCTTCTTGGAGATGAGCCGGGCGCTGCTCGACCTGACGGTCCGGCACAACCCGCACATCCCCCACGAGCCGACTGAGAAGCAGGCGATCTTCCTCGCGCTGCCCGTGCGCGAGGCGATGTACGGCGGCGCGGCGGGCGGCGGGAAGTCGGACGCCCTGCTCATGGCGGCGCTGCAATACGCCCACGTGCCCGGCTACGCGGCGCTCCTGCTCCGCAAGACGTTCACGGACCTGGCGCAGGCCGGGGCGCTCCTCCAGCGCTCCCAGGACTGGTTGGGGCCGACGGCGGCGCGCTGGAACGAGCAGCAGCACACCTGGACCTTTCCTGGCGGTGCGACGCTCTCCTTCGGCTACATCGACAGCGAGAACGATAAGCTCCGCTACCAGTCGGCCGAGTTCCAGTTCATCGGCTTCGACGAGCTGACGCAGTTCTCGGAGACGCAGTACCGCTACCTGTTCAGCCGACTGCGGCGCCTCGTCGGAGCGCCCGTGCCGCTGCGGATGCGCTCGGCGTCGAATCCCGGCGGCACGGGTCACTCGTGGGTCAAGCAACGGTTCCTGGTCGAGGGCCGCGCGCGCGGGCGCTGGTTCGTGCCGGCGCGGCTTGAGGACAACCCGCACCTGGACCGCGCCGAGTACGTCGAGTCGCTTAACGAGCTCGACCCCTTCACCCGCGCCCAACTGCTCCGTGGCGACTGGGACGCGAAGCCGCCCGGCTCCAAGTTCCGGCGCGAGTGGTTCCGGGTCGCGGACGCGGCACCCGCCGACGCCCGGCGCGTGCGGTACTGGGACCTGGCGGCGACCGAGCCGAAGCCGGGGCGCGACCCCGACTGGACGGCGGGCGTGAAGATGGCGGCGAAGGACGGCCGCTTCTGGGTCGAGGACGTGCGGCATCTGCGCGGCACGCCGGGCGACGTGGAGGCGGCGGTCGCGCATACGGCGGCGCTCGACGGTCGCGGCATCACGGTCTGGATCGAGCAGGAGCCGGGCTCGGGCGGGGTGAACACCATCGACAACTACCGCCGCCGGGTGTTGCCCGGCCACGACGTCCGGGCCAATCGCACGACCGGCCAGAAGGAGCTGCGCATGAACCCCTTGAGCAGCGCCGCGCAGGCGGGCAACGTCCAGATCGTGCCGGGCGCGTGGGTCACGGAGTTCCTGGACGAGTTGCAATCGGTGCCGTCCGGGAGCCACGACGACCAGGCGGACGCGGCGTCGGGCGCGCACTGGGCACTCACGCGCGCCCGCGACCTGGAGTTCCTGTGAGCGTCGCCGCACGCTTGCTCTCCCCGCTCCGCCTCGCTGCCAAGGGGGCGGCGTTCGTCTTCGGCGGCCTCAACAGCTTCCTCTCGCAGTGGGGCAACTGGGGCCAGGGCTCCTGGTACCAGACCGACCCGCGCCTGGGCGGCACGCAGTACAACTACCGCGAGGCGGTCGGCGACGGCCGCGGCTCGGCGATCCTGATGGCCGTCGTCTCCTGGCTCTGCCGCACGTTCCCCGAGGCGGCGCTCCAGGTCGGCGCGGAGGACCCCGGCGGCGACGTCGTCGCCATCCCGAAGCACCCGATGGTGCGCCTGGTCGAGCGGCCCAACCCGTACTACTCCGGCATCCTGCTCTGGATGGCGACCCTCGCGGACTGGGTGCTCACCGGCAACGCCTACTGGATCAAGGTGCGCAACGGCGTCGGCGCGCCCATCCAGCTCTACTGGGTGCCGGCCCGCCTCATCGAGCCGCGCTGGCCCGCCGACGGCACGGTGTACGTCTCGCACTACGAGTACCGGCCCTTCGGGCAGCCCATCGCGCTGCGCCCCGAGGACGTGGTGCACTTCCGCTACGGCATCGACCCGATGAACGTCCGCAAGGGCATGAGCCTGGTGGCGACCCTCCTGCGGGAGATCTTCACCGACGACGAGGCGGCGAACTACACGGCCTCGATCCTGAAGAACCTGGGCGTCGTCGGCGTCATGGTCTCGCCCGACAGCCAGGACGTGGACGTCACGAGGGACTCGGCGGACCGGATCAAGGCCGAGTTCCGGCAGAAGTTCTCGGGCGACAACCGCGGCGACGTGATGGTGGCGGCGCAGGCGATCAAGGTCGCGACCGTCGCGTTCAACCCCAAGGACATGTCGCTGAAGGACCTTCGGCGCATCCCCGAGGAGCGCGTCACCGCCATCTTCGGCATCCCGGCGGTCGTGGTCGGCATGGGTGCCGGGCTCGACCGGAGCACCTTCAGTAACTTCGCCGAGGCGCGCATCGCGGCCTACGAGAGTAACGTCTTCCCGACGCAGCGCCTCTTCGCCGCCGAGCTCCAGACGCAGCTCCTGCCCGACTTCGCGGACCCCGAGGCCCAGGAGGTCGGCTGGGACTACTCGGAGGTGCGCGCCCTCCAGGACGACAAGAACTCGCTCTACACGCGGCTCTCGCAGGCGGTGCTGGCGGGCTGGCTGCAACCGAACGAGGCGCGCGTGCAGGCGGGCATGGACGAGCAACCGGCCGGCGACTGCTTCTACGTGCCGAACGTCGTGACGCCCGTGCCCGCCGACCACGTGACGGAGCCGGTGCCGCCGCCGGTGGCCGTGCCGCCCCCGGCGTTGCAGCCGGTCCCCGGTCCCGACCGCGCGACGGGCGCCGCCACGAGCGCGGCGTAGCCCGACGCGCACCATGAGAGGAGCCTGACGCATGGGCATCGAGCGCAAGACCGCCGAGTTCAAGGACGTGGCCATCACGTCGTCCAGCCCCGACGGCTCCATCTCCGGCGTGCTGTCGTCGTTCGGGAACGTCGACAGTTACCAAGACACGGTGCTACCCGGCGCCTACAAGGGCACGATCCCGGACTTCATCGAGCGCGGATTCCTGAGTTGGAGCCACGCCTGGGACGTCCCGGTGGGCACGATCTCGGATGCCAAGGAGGTCAAGGACGGCCTCTACCTGGCCGCCGACTTCCACGGCACGCCGCAGGCGCAGCAGGCGCGGCAGATCACGGCGGAGCGGCTCTCGCGCCAGAAGACGATGGGACTCTCGATCGGCTACGAGGCGACGAAGAGCGCCATGCGCGACGACGGCATCCGCGAGCTGCGCGAGATCAAGCTCTACGAGGCGGGCCTCGTCATGGTCCCCGCGGACAGCTTCGCCCTGGTATCGAGCGTCAAGTCGGCCGAGCGCCCCGACTGGCGCCGCCTCCTCGAGGCCCTGGCCGCGGGCGACCTGTCCCGCCTCGCCGAGACGCGCGAGGCGCCCCCGCCCGAGTTCAAGGGCGCGCTCCCCTACGTCGCCACCGACAAGGCCGACCCCGGCACCTCCTGGGACGGCCCCGCCGTCATGGCGGACTGCGACGGGCGCGACCAACTCCGCAAAGTCTGCACGTGGGTGGACCCCGAGGGCGACCCCGACGCCAAGTCGAGTTACAAGCTGCCCCACCACCTGCCCAACGGCGAGGTGGTGCTCAAGGGCGTCCAGGCCGCCATGGGCGCGCTCTTGGGCGCGCGCGGCGGCGTCGCCATCCCCGATAGCGACCGCAAGGCGGTCTACAACCACCTCGCGAAGCACTACGCCCAATTCGACGATGACAACGGCAAGCCGATCGAGCCGCCGGACTTCCGCACGGCGCAGCCCCTGGCCGACCACGCCCAGCGCGTGCTCGCGGACCTGGACGCCTTGGGGCAGCGCTGCATGGAGATCCGGGACCTTCGCGCCAAGGAGGGGCGTGTCCTCTCCCGCGCGACCATCGCCCGCCTGAAGGACGTCGCCGCGGCGCATGCGGCCGTGGGCGACCAGCTGGCGGCGATGATCGCGGACCACGAGGCGCAGGAGGACGGCAAGGCGGCGGACCGCCTCTTCGCGGACTACCTGACGATCCAGGCGCGCCTGCGGGGCGTCCCCGTCTAGGCACCCTGGCGCAGCACGAACGGAGCACGACACGATGGCAACCCAACTGGTCGAGAAGCGCGAGCTTTTGGCGGCGCGCCAGAAGGAGCTCGGCACGATCTTCGCCGAGGCCAAGACCGACGACGGCAACCTCGACTTCGGCCGCTGCCAGGCCCTCACCGGCGACGCCTCGGCGCGCGTCGAGGAGGTCCGGCGCCGCAACACGGAGCTCGACGCCCTCTTTGAGGAGGTGAAGAAGCTCAATGACCTCCACGAGATGGAGACGAAGGTCTCGGGGCTCGGCACCTTCCTCTCCGCCCCGGTGGGCCGGCCGATCGCCCACCCCGAGGGGGACGCGGGCATGCGCGGCGGGATGGCGGCGCCGCAGAAGTCCCTGACCGACCTCCTGCTCGACAGCGTGACGATCAAGGAATTCCAGCCCGCCGCCAAGCGCGGCCCGGCCTCCGAGCACAAATACGACTGGACGCTGGAGCGCAAGACGGTCCTCACCGAGACCGGGTTCGCGCCGCAGGCCATCAGGACGGGCCTCATCCTGCCGGCGGCGTTGCAGCTCCCGCGCATCGCCGACCTGATCCCCCAGGGCACGACCGAGCAGACGGCCATCGTGTACATGGAAGAGACGACGACGACCAACGCCGTCGCCGGCACCTTGGAGGGCAACCTCAAGCCCGAGTCGGCGCTGGCCTTCACCGAGCGCAACTCGCCGGTCCGCAAGATCGCGGGCGTCCTGCCCGTGACCGACGAGCTCTTGAACGACGTGCCGGCCCTGCGCTCCTACGTCGAGATGCGCCTGCGGCTCTTCCTGGCGCTCGCCGAGGACCGCGACCTGTACGCGGGCGCGGGCTCGCCGACCCTCACCGGCATCGTGAATATCAGCGGCATCCAGACGCAGGCGCGGGGCACCGACCCCGGCCCCGACGCCATCTTCAAGGCCATGGTCAAAGTCTACACGGGCGCGTTCCTCCAGGCATCGGGCGTCATCATGCACCCCATCGACTGGCAGAACGTCCGCCTCCTGCGGACCGACCAGGGCATCTACATCTTCGGCAACCCCGGCGACAACGCGCCCGCGCGCATCTGGGGACTGCCGGTGGTCGAGACGACCGCCGCGACGCAGGGCACGGCGGTCGTCGCCGCCTTCGATACCGCCCTCCAGATCTTCCGGCGCGACCAGGTGAGTTTCGCGATCTCTACCGAGCACTCGGATTTCTTCGCGCGGAACGAGATGCTTTTGCGCATCGAGGAAAGATTGGCGCTCGCTTGCTACCGACCAGCCGCGATCGTGACCGTGACCGGGCTTTAGCTCGTAAACGTAACGGGACTATAAGGGCGCGGTGGTCTAGGCCGGCTGCGCCCGCCGTCATCACGAAAGGGGGCCGCCCGTGGCACTGCCCACCGCCGTCCGCGTCTGGTCGTGCCGCAAGGAGCCCGACGCGACGACCCTCTCCGGCACGGCCGGTGCCGGCGACTACTGCATCTCGCTCGACGACGGCCGCATCTGGCAGCTCGCCTCCACCGGCCCGAACGTCTGGGCGCTGGCGACGCCGCCGACGTACACGGCCCTGCAAGACTGGTGGCTGTCGACGACCGGCACGGCCGTCGCGGCCACCGACCCGACCGCCGCGACCCTACTCGTCAGGAACGGCGAGCAGCTCGACACCGCCCGCGCCTACGGCCTGGGCATCACCAGCTAGGAGGTGCGCCATGGCGATCCAGCCGCGCGGCGGTACCGCCGCCTACCAGTCGGAGTTGGTCGTCGCCGTCGCCGGCACGGCCGTCGGGTCCGACACCCACTTCACGACCGCGCCCGCCTACCTCTCGGTGCGGGCGTCGCTCGATTGCTTCATCGCCAAGACCTCGGCCGGCACGGCCACGGCGGGCGACGGCACCACCACCGCCGCGCGCGTCTTCGTCGGCGCGAACGAGCGGCGCGACGAGCTGCCGTGGGGCAGCCGCGGCCTCTGGGTCCTGAACGCGAACAGCGCCGAGCTGCCCAAGGTGCGGACCGAGGGCTACACCTAGCGACAGAAAGGACACGCCCATGCCCCTCATCTCCGGCGGCACGCTCATGCCGATCTCGGGCCGCGCCGTCTACTCGGAGGCCCTCGGCTCGCCCGCGCTGGGCGCGACGGCGGCGCTGCACGCGGCGGCGGCCACTTCCACGGCGGCCACGACCGTGCCCGTCGTCACGGCGGTCGACGTGCCGCGCAACGTGACCGCGACGGTCGCCGCGGGCACGCTCGGCGACATCCTGGCGGTCCAGGTGGTCGTCACCGGCACCGACGTCGAGGGCCGCACGATCACCGAGAGCCTGCCGGTGTTCACCGCCGGCACCGCCGGGACCGTCGTCGGCGCACGCGCGTTCGCGACGGTGAGCCAGTACGTCGTGCCCGCGATGGGCGGCGCGACCCCGACGGTCGCGCTCGGCACGGGCGCGAAGCTCGGCCTCCGTCGGCGCCTCACCCACAACACCGTCCTCGCCGCCTTCCTGAACGCCGTCAAGGAAGCGACCGCGCCCACCGTCGTCGCCGACGCCACGAACGTCTCGGGCAACACCGTGACGCTCAACTCGGCGTTGAATGGCACCGCCGTCGTCGTCGACTACTACGGGGCCTAGCCGTGGGCCAGGTCCACGGCACGAAGCCAGCGCCGCAGTACCGGCCTCCGGCGCGCGGCGAGTCGGATCGCGACTACCGTCGGTATGTCGCGGAGCGATCCCGAGAACTGCGCGCCCTTCGCTGGCGGGCGACCCGCTCGAAGGGCCAGGTCGTGCCCGGATCTCGGGTGCGCGCATGAACGAGGACACGCTGAGCCTGCCGCCCGTCGCGCTCGGGCGCCACGGCGGCATCACCATGCAGCAGGAGGACAGGACCGTGGCCTTCATCTCCGATCGCCGGTTGTATCTCACCCAGGACAAGACCGCCGTGGTGGAGGAGGGCGACCCCAGTGCCGCCTGGCTCCTCGTGGGCGAGGGCGGCGAGGTCTCGACCGCCGTGGCCCGGCAGTTCGGCCTCAAGGCGCCGGGCGCGCAGCCCGCCGCCGATGCCGCGCCCGTCGCCAAGGATCCCGCCGACGCCGAGAGCCTGGACACCATCAAGGAGGGCCAGAAGGCCGTCGCCTCGGCACCCGCGACCAAGGCCGTCGCGCCCAAGGCCGACAAGTAGCGACGCGTGGCCGCCTACGTCGACCTCCCGTCGCTCAAGCAGGCGCTGAAGATCGGCGACACCGACGACGACCCGCGCCTCGGGCTCCTGGTCCTGCGCGCGTCGCGCCTGATCGACCGCTGGACGGGCCGCGACGACGATGCGTTCATCGGTCGTGCGCAGACCCGCGTCTACGACGTGGCGGCGCCCGCCTCGCCCGACCGGGGGGCGCTCGGCTACGAGTCGTGGTCGGTTACGCTCGATCTGGACCCCGTGATGGCGGTGACCGCCGTCGCCACGGACCGCGACGGCGACGGCACGTTCGAGACCGTCTGGCTCCCGACCGACTACACGCTGCTCCCGATCAACGCGGCCCAAAAGGGCCGGCCCTACCAGCAGCTCCGCTCGCACGACTGGACGTCGCTCGGCGGCCAGTGGCTGCCGTCGGGCCAGGCGCGGCTCCAGGTCCAGGGCACGTTCGGCGAGGCGGACGCGTCCGACCCGACGTTCCAGACGCCGCCCGGCCCCATCGTCGAGGCGACCATCGCGACCGTGTCCTACCTCGCGAAGGCGCCGGTGGACGCGCCGTTCGGCGTGATCGGCAACCCCGAGTTCGGCACGCAGAAGGTGCCGCCGTGCCCGCCCGTCGTGACCGGCATCCTGCGGGACGGCGGCTACATGGCGTCGCAGGACTTCTGGTTCGCGTAGGAGGCGACATGTACGCGTATCTCGGCGACAAGGCGGAGGGCTCCCTTTTGTACGGCCTGGAGCCCCGCGACTACCCCGACGACGAGGTGGCGGCCTTGCCCGACGAGATCGGGTGGCTGGTGAAAAGCTCCCGCCTCTTCCGCCACGACGCGGACCCGCCCACGAAGGCGGAGGCGCGGGCCGCCGACCGTGCCGAGAAGGCGGCGTCGACGGCGCCGTCCACCCCGGCGAGCACGCCCTGATGCCGCTCGGTAGCCAACGCATCTCCATCGAGACCACCGGCGTCGCGCGCATCGCCCAAAAGCTCCAAGCGCTCGGCTCGACCGGGCTCGCCGAGGCGACGCGCGGCATGCTCGACGCCATCGGCACCGCGATGGTCGAGGCCGTGCGGGCCGGCACGCCGGTGCGATCCGGTGCCTTGCGCGACGCGTGGGAGCGGATCGAGGACCCCTCGGGACAGTTCCTGACCGTCGCGAACATGCTGCCCTACGCGCATTTCATCGAGGACGGCTGGCGCGACGACCCGCGCTCCGGCCGGGTCTACCGCCGTGCCGGCCCGGCCCGGATGCTGGCCATGGGCGCCGCGCGGGCGTCGTCGGCCATCGCGGCGGCGGTCGCGAACGCGCAAAGAGCCATCAGTGCCATGTGGGAGGAGTGACGTGTCGAGCCCCGCCGACGCCCGCACGCGCATCGCCCGCCAGCTCTCCACCATCCCCGGCCTGCGCGTCTACGACACGATCCCCGACGGCGCGTTCCTGGCGCCCTTCGCGATGCTCTGCCCGCCCAAGGGCGGCGACCCCGAGACGCTCGACGGCGGCACGAGCTGGACGTTCCCGATCCGCGTGGTCGTGTCGAAATGGGACGGGCCGCGCGCCCAGCGCGCGCTCGACCAGTACCTGGCGACCGACAGCCTCAACAGCCTGCGCGCGGCGGTGGAGCTGGCCGGCGGCGACGTGGCGGTGTCGGGCATCACGCAGTACGGCAAGCTCGAGATGGGCGGCGTGCTGTACGCGGCGGCCGAGGTGACGGCGGTGATTCTGGCATGACGGCGCTCACGACGACGCTCGATGACATCACCGCGGCGGCGCTTCGCGTGTTCGGCGACACGGCCAACGTCGACGCGTCGATCACCGGCGACGGCGACGGCACGGTGTCCGCGACCGTGCGCGTCGAGTACTGGGCCGGCCGCAAGGACGCGCTCGCGGCCTTCCGGCGCGGCGCGGCCGAGATCGAGGCGGCGCTCGGCGACGGCATCGATCTCGGCCTGATCGTCGACCTCGGCCTGATCGTCGACGCCCACGGCATCGGGCGGGCGCGCTACCGGGCGCGGGTGCGCTAGTGCCCCTCTTCCGCGACGGCGACAGCCTCCTCCACGACTGCGGCGAGCGGCCCGAGCAGCGGGCGCTCCTGGCGTGGGCTGAGGAGGTGGGGCTGGAATCCCCGCCCGACTGGCATCGACTGGTCCTCGAACGCTGGCTCTGGGACCACCGCGAGCGACTCGATGGTAAGCGCGTGCTCGACGTGGGCGTGGACTTCCGCCGCGACTACTTCGGCCCCGGCTACGTGACCTTCGGGCAGTACGACGAGGATGTGACGGGAGACCTCCACGAGCTGCCGTTCGCGACCGGGAGCCTAGATGCCGTGTGCATGACGGAGGTGCTCGAACACGTCGAGCGCCCCCAGCGCGCCGTCGACGAGGTGCGCCGCGCGCTCAAGCCCGGCGGCGTGCTGCTTGTCACCAGCCCGTTCGTGTGGCCATGGCATGGAATCCCCGGCGTGTACCGGGATTTCTGGCGCTTCACACACGAGGGTTGGGCCTACCTCTTGCGCGACTTCGCGAAGGTCGCCATCACCCGCGTGCCCTGGACCAACGAGGGCGCGACCTTCTGGGATATGGTGAGGCGTTTCGAGGGTATGGGCTGGAAGCGAGATGTGGACGCCGCGACCGGCTATCTCGCGGAGGCCATCGCCTGATGCGCATCAGCCTGTGCGGCGCCGGCGCCTCGTTCAGCACCAAGGACGTCGAGACCGGCTACCTCAAGGCGCTCCGCCGTGCGGGCCACGACGTCTCGCACTACGCGCTCGACGCCCGCATCGACGTGTCCGGCTCCTTCCTGCACCACGCCTGGGAGGCGGGCGGCCGGGCGACGGCGCAGCCTACGGCGGCCGACGTGGTCTACCACGCCTCGGTCGGCATCCTGGAGCGCGCCTTGCGCCACGACGCCGCGTGGGTGGTCGTTATCAGCGCGATGCTGCTGCACCCCGACGCCCTGATCATGCTGAAGCGCGCCGGGCTCAAGGTGGCGCTCGTGCTCACCGAGAGCCCGTACGACGACGACAAGCAGGCGCGCGTCCTCCCCCACGCCGACGCCGTCTTCACCAACGAGCGCACCAGCGTCCGGCACCTGGGCGCGCTCCACCCTCGCGTCTCGTACCTGGGCGCGTGCTACGACCCGGAGACGCACCGGCCCGAGCCGCCGGATGACGAACCCGACGTGGCGGCCCACGATGTGGTGTTCGTCGGCACCGGCTTCCCCGAGCGCGTCGCACTGCTCGCGGCCGTGCCGTGGGCGGACCTCGGTATCGACCTGGGCCTCTACGGCACGTGGGAGACGGTCGCGGACGAGCACCCGCTCCGGCCGTACGTCCGGGGCGGCGTGATCGACAACCGCACGACGGCCGCCCTCTACCGGCGCGCGAAGGTGGGGCTGAACCTCTACCGGCGCGACGTGGACTTCGACCGCGGCCCCGGCGACCGGGCGGCGAAGGCTCGCATCCGCCTGGCCGAGTCGCTCAACCCGCGCGCCGTCGAGTTGGCGGCCTGCCGCGTCTTCCACGTCTCCGACCATCGCCGCGAGGTGGCCGAGACGTTCGGGGACCTCGTGCCGGCGTTCGACGGGCCACGGCAGCTCGCGAAGGTGCTCGCGGATGCGCTCGCGGCGCCGTGCGCTCGCCGCGAGATCGCCGCCCGCCTCCCCGGCGCCGTCCGGGGCATGTCCTTCGACGACCGGGCCCGAGAGTTGGTCGCGCGGCTGGAGGCCACCGGCTAGCGGGCGGCCGGGGCTAGTCGTGCCCCCATCGCGCGATGAGACCTTTGCGGCCCGCCTCTCGGTTGGCCTCGGGGTGCTCTCGATGGTAGCGCGACAGCTCTTCCGTGCCGTGCAGCCGGTGATGCGCCGACTTGGTGAGCGCCACGAGGTTCTCCGGCCGGTTGTCATCTTTGACGCCGTTGATGTGGTGAACGTCCTCATTCGGCTTGAGTAGGCGACCGTTCGCCTCTTCCCAGATGAGGCGATGTTCGGGGACGTAGCCGTCCATCGTCGCCGCCGGGTGCTCGGGTGCGTACACCTGCACATAGCCCGACTTGTGCAACCACCGACCGCCTTTCCACCTGCTCGTCTCCGGGCCACGCTTCCCTCGCATGAAGTGGCCGTTGACATAGCGCACGTACTCGCCCGCGATGGTGCCGCGCTCCGTCGCCTTCGCGCGAGGAACCGGCTCTCCGCAGCCGCACATGCACAGGCCCGAAGGATTGGGCGGCTCGTGCAGGCGCCTACGCGCCGCATAACCCGCCTTGGCTTCCGGCGTCCGCGAGTAATGGCCGCGGACGAACTTCTTTCCGTCGTTCGGTTGCTCTCCGCAGCCGCATGCACACGCTGTCATCGTCGCTCCTCTCTTGTGAAGGCCTGCGTCGATGATACCACATAGACAGGACGGTGTAATACGGCTCGTTACCACGGAAGAAAGGCTGTCATCTACCTCAGCCAGGACGGCGTCTCGGCGCCGAGCGGCGCGGTGTCGCTGTCGGACTGGACGCTCGACCAGACCACCCAGAAGGTGGACGTGACCGCGCTCGGCGACACGAACCTGGTCAAGGTCCAGGGGCTGCCCGATGTGAAGGGCACGCTCACCGGCTTCTGGGACGACACCTACGACACGATGTTCATCGGCGCCGTGTCGGCGAACGGCATCAACATGTACCTCTACCCGTCGTCGGACGCGCCGACCAAGTACTGGTACGGCCCCGCGTGGCTCGACGCCTCCATCAAGGCCGGCATCGCGGGCGCCGTCACGCTCTCGGGGAACTTCGAGGCGCGCGGGAGCTGGGGCCACAAGTAGGTTCTGTCACGTAGACGGGCGATCCCTCGCCGGCACTACCGCCCGGCGCGACGCCGCCTCGGCGCTCGCGTGGCACGGTACACCGCCCGCCGCGCCTGGTGCCTCACCTCGTACCGCGCGAAGTAGGCGGGGCCGCGGGCGATTGCGCGGCCCAAGAAGAGCCAATGCGCCAGTTTCCAGATGTTCATCGCGTGTTCCTCCACCTTCAGTGTACGGACTCGCGCGGCTTTTCGCATCATACGAATGGCTAGTCGCGCGTATCCGTTCGTCTTGGTGGGGTTTTTGGGCAGGACATCGCCGTTTTCATCGCAGGAGAGAGGCTTGCTCGACGTGAACACACCAACGCGCGCGCTACGAGGTGCGCCCTGATGGCGAAATTCAAGCTGCCGCCGCGCACGGCGACGCTCCAGTTCGAGGGCGACTACGAGGGCGCGGAGGTCGTCGTCCGGCTCGACGCCCCGCTCAACGTCGCCGACGACCTAGAGGACGACGACCCGCGGCGCAACATCCGGCTGATCCCGCGCCTCGTCGTGTCGTGGAACCTGGAGGACGACGACGGGCCGATCCCGGTGGACTACGACGCGATGATCGCGCGCGTCCACCCCGCCTTCCTGGGGTTGATCGGCGTCGGCTTCCAGCGGGCGATGGAGGAGCAGGCGAAGCGCGACTTCCCCCCTCCCGACGCCGCGCCCTCCGGCTCTTCCTCAACGATCAGCGTCGTCCGGTCGGCCTGAGAGAGGGCACGCCCTGCCCCGAGGACTACGCGATGGTGCTGATCGGTCGGCAGTTCGGCAAGCTGCCGCACGAGCTTCGGCGTATGCCGGCGGGCGAGTGGGAGCGGCTGAAGGCCGTCCTGGGCATCGAGGCGGAGCGGTTCTCGCTCTACGCCGGGATGGACGCCGACGAGGAGTTGTTCGAGAGTGAGGAGGATTTGCTCGAATGAGCACATCCTCGCCATGCCATGCGAAGCCCCGCCGAGCCGAGCCGAGCCGAGCTCTGCTTTGCCGAGCCGAGCCGAGCCGAGCCGAGCTCTGCCGAGCCGCGTAGCCCTCCGAAGAGGGCAGCCCCTAGCCCGGTGGGTCGGACCAGACCAGGGATCGCCAATCGGGCGGTATGTGGCCCCGTTCGATGCACCACGACGCCATCCCACGGTGGCGCTCATTGTCCCGCAGTCAGTGGCAGCGGGCACAGAGCGTCCGCAAATTACTGAGCTTGTTGGTGGCCCTCTTGCCGCTGCGAATGTGGTCAAGGTGCATCTCTTCCCACGCGACGGGGACGCGGCAGCGAACGCACCGCTTGCCGTCGCGTTTCCACACGATGAGGCGTAGCGCCTCCCAAACCTCTCGGGGCGGCCGGTGCCTGGGCATCACGCGACCTCGAAACCGACCAACTCGAACCGGCCCATGCCGATCTTCCGGCCGCTGCCGATGCCGGCCAGCGTGCCTGCGTCGCGGATGGCGGCCTCCATCTTCTCGCGAGAGACGACGGTCCTATCCCACAGCAGCCGGAAGCTCGCGGACCAGCCGGCCGATGCGGCGACGCGATACCGCACGTTCCTGCCCCTGGTCGCCGGATTGACGACACCCCGGCGGTCGATATAGACCGGCTCCGTACGGTCGGTCGGCATGGGCTCTACGGGTAGGTAGCGGTCGATCAGCACCAGGTCATCGACCACCTGGAGCGTGGAAGTTACCTTGGCTTGGATCGACCCGCGGCCCTCCTTGACATTCTTGGAGCCGTCGCGCACGCAGGCGAACACCTGGGACGGGTCGAGGTAAAGCTGGCGCGTATCCGGGAGATATGTCACCGTTTGCCGCCATTCGGCCGGGTCGTTCCCGGCGACGCCCGTCCGCTCGCCCTTTTCCAGCGGGATGGCGTCGGGACCGAACCAGTGCCAGAGAAGCGGCCGGGTACCCTTGATCGTCACGCAGGCGGTCAGGATGTTGCTCACTGCCAGATACCTTCCTCGGGCCTATAGGATTCTTCCAGGGCGCGGGCCACGAGCATCTCGACGCGGCGTGTCGCCAGCACGCGGGCGCGCCGGCGGTCTCGCACCACCCCGCCCACGAGGAGCGCATCGGCGAGCAGTTCGCAGCCGTCCGCGAGGCGGTCCCGTCCCTCCACGGTGTCGGCGGCGCGGCTGAGGTACGGGGACAGGCGCGGGTCCAAGGCAGGTGGGGCGGATGGCGGCATACTTGGTCTCCTGTTCTATTGACGCACCATACACATAACGTACTATCAGTGTACCCATTCGTGTATGTGGTGTCAAGCCGCTAGCCACGCCGCGTGTATGGTGGTATGATGAAGTCACTATGCTAGTGATGGACCGTCCCCAGGGCAAGGTCGTGGCAGTCGGAGAGAACATTCGCCGCTGGCGTGAGTTCCGCTCCTACGGGCAGGCGGAGCTGGCACGCGAGGCGGGCCTGACCGCGAATACGCTCAATCGCATCGAGCAGGGCGTGAATACGCCGCGGCCGGCGACGGTACGAAAACTCGCTGAGATACTCCGCGTCGATCCTGGCGTCCTCTGGGGGCGCTCGGTTGACGATACCCTACCGGAGCCTGAACAGCGGCGGTAGGGGCTACCTACTTCGGTAGGTTACCGAGCAGAACTCGGCTCGGCATGGCTGGGGCGAAGCAGAGCAAGGCGTGGCTCCGCGCGGCGCGGCCCGGCATCGCATGGCGAAGGCGAGAGGGAACCCTCTCGCCTTTCTTTATGCCTTGCGAGGGACGCCGCTTCTGCGGGCAAATCGCAGCGCCGCGTAGGCACCCGCGACAAGTGCTACCACCAACAAGGCTATGGCGCCGTATGCCACCACGGTGCCTATTGCATAGCCGACGCCGTAGGGCGATCCCAGCATCGTCCCGATGGCGAGTAGCACCGCGGCACCGACGAACAATGCCGATACAACGAGCACAAGTCCTACCAAAACCGCAGCAACTCTTAGCAGCGTTTGCATCTCGGTCCCCTTTTCCCTAATCGACATAAGTGTAGCACGAAAGCGGTAAATCAGGCCGAGAGATGAGTGAAGATCTGGTAATTCGCGTCGCGGCGTACGACGCGGCCTCCATGGTACTCGACGGCATCGCCGAGAAGATCGGCGTGCTCGGCGGCCTGGGGATCGCGGCGGGCGCGGGCGTCGCCGCCCTAGGCGTGGGCCTGGCGAACGCGGCGGGCGCGGCGGCGTCCTTCAACGCCATGCTCACGACCATCGGGAACAACACCGGCCTGACGACGGCCCAGGTGCAGCAGCTCCAGGGCGGCATCCTGGACCTCGCCAACCAGACCGGCGCGCCCATCGAGCAGATCGCCCACGCCTTCGAGCACGCCCAGAACGTCACCCAGGATTTCACGGCATCGATGGCCGAGGCGAAGGCGGGCACCGAGAGCGCCATCTCGACCGGCGCCGACGCGGCCGACGTGACGAACATGCTCTCCTCGGTCATGCACGAGTACGGGCTCGACGTGTCGCACGCGGGGTCGGCGACCGGCCAGTACAACGAGGTGCTCGCCCGCTCGAACACCGTCATGGGCGAGCTACACATCGGCACCCAGCTCGCGAACACGACCCTGGGCGCCTTCACCGACGCGCAGTCGAAGGCCATCGGCATCGCGGCCAACATGGGCGTCGGCCTGAACGACGTGCTGTCCGTCACGGCCGCCCTGACCAAGCACGGCTTCCCCGACGTGAACGTGGCCGGCACCCAGGTCACCGATATGCTGACCCACATGCTCAACCCCGGCGCCGCCGCCAAGGCCGCGCTGCAAGAGCTCGCCAACCTGTCGGGCACGGGCGGCGTCGCCTCGGCGTTCGACGCCCAGAACCTCGCGGCGCGCGGCCTGGTGGGGACCATCGACTACCTGCGCCAAGCCGAAGAGCGGACCAACCTGACCGAGGCGGAGCGGGAGCAGCTCAACCTGCGGATCATCCCGGCCCTGCGCGGCGGCCTCGGCTTCGCGGCGGAGCTCGGCACGGCATACGACGACACGAACGCCAACCTCGCGAAGCTGAACGACACGACCGCCGTCAACGCCGTCACCCAGGAAAGCTTCAACAAGACCCTCCAGACGGCGGCGGGCCAGTGGGACGTGCTCAAGGCGAACCTCTCGACGGCCAGGATCGAGCTGGGCGAGCGCTTGCAGCCGGTGCTCGTCGGGGCGATCCAGGCGCTGAACGGCATGCTGCCGGGCGTCAAGGCGCTCGGCGGCCTGCTCGCGGACACGCTCGGGCCGGCCGCGCGCACGGCGGCGGACGTGCTGGGGGCCGTCGCGAACGCGGTCAAGGCCGTGGCGGCGATCGACGCCAGCAGCTTTTTCCTGGCGCTCTCGCAGGAGGCGTTCAACCTCGGGCTCGCGTTCGACGCGACCAAGGGGCCGCTCACGGCACTGGCCGACTTCCTGTTCGGCACGCTGCCGCAGGCGGCAAGTGCGGCGGGCGCGGTGCTCTCCAGCCTGGGACAAGATCTCGATACCGCGTTCACGTCGCTGAAATCGGGCGACTTCACGACGATGTGGGCGGCATTGCGCGACGCGCTGAGCACGGTCGGCGACGTGGTGACCAGCGCACTCTCGGCGGCTGGCGACCTGGCGGGACGTCTCACGGGCTGGCTGTCTGAGCAGTGGCGGAAGATCGACTGGGCGGCCATCTGGCGCGGCGCCACGGGGCTGCTCGGCTCACTCGCTGCGGCGCTCGGCGATGCCTCCGCCGCCATCGGCGCCTGGGCGCGCGACCAGTGGGCGAAGGTCGACTGGGCATCGGTGTGGCAGGGCGCGAAGGGGATCGCGGCCGACATCGGGACGGCGCTCGGCGACCTCAGCATCGCGCTCACGACGTGGCTCGGTGCCCAGTGGGCGAAGATCGACTGGACGGCGGTGTGGGTCAATGCCAAGGGCGTCGCCGACACCATCGGCGCGGCGCTCGCCGACATCGACACGGAAGTCACCGCCTGGCTCCGCGATCAATGGTCCAAGGTGCGGTGGACCGTCGTCTGGGCCGCGACGAACCCGAACCAGGGGATCGACTCCATGCCATCGGCCGGCCCCGGGCTCACGGCGTACTTCCGCCAATCGGCCAAAGATATCGACTGGGGCATCGTGGCGAGCAGCATGCTCGACGGGCTCACCGCCGCCGTCCAGAGTGTGACGAACCGCATCCGCAACCTCGATGCCACGGCGGCCGGCGAGGCGTTGGGCCAGTGGTTGGCCCGCGCCGCCGAGGGCCTCCTCGAGCGCGTCGCCGGGGTGCTGGTGCCCGTCCCCATCAAGATCGGCGCCGCGCTCGCCGACGGCATCCGGCAGATCGACCCGAGCGAAGCGGGGAGCGCGCTGGGATCGGTGCTTCAGCACGCCCTGGGCACGGCGCTCGCCGTCGGCGACCTGCTCGCCCACGTGGCGACGAACCTGGCCCAGATCGCCAAGGGCATCGCGAGCGGCATCAATGATGTGCTTGGCGTTCAGGCCGAGAGCGTCGGCAAGGCCATCATCACCATGATCGCCAGCGCGATCTCCGGTGCCCAGGAGCAGGTCGTGGCCTCGTCGCAACGCATCGGCACCAATATCGTCGACGGTATCGCCGCGGGCATCCGCGGCTCGGCCGGGCAGGTCATCGCCGCGGCGCAGGCCGTGGCCGGCTCCATCCCCGACGCGATCGCCAACCTGCTCGGCATCCGCAGCCCGAGCACGGTGCTGATGGCGCAGGGGGAGCAGGCCGCCGCGGGCCTGAACTTGGGATTGCTGGGCGGCATCAAGGTGCTGCAAAGCACGTCCGCCCAACTCTCGGGGACCGTGGAAGGCGCCGCGACGGACTTTTTGGGCCAGATCGACAACCTGCGCTTCGGCACCGAGCAGAAGCTCATCGACCTGGGCGCATCGGTGGGCTCGGCGCTCAACGGCGCCATCTCCCAGGCGTCGCAGCAGATCGCGCAGATCACCCAGCAGGCGGCGTTGACCATCCAGAACGCCATCGACAGCATCACCCAATCCCGCGCGGACCGGGGCGCCCTGGCGGCCTTCACCGGCCCCCAGCAGGCGGCGGCGACGGCCTTCAAGCGCCAGCAGGAGGACGCCGACAACGCCTTCCGGCACAACCGCGACCTGGCCCAGGCGACCACCCAGGCGCAGCGCGACCAGATCGACCTGAGCTACCGGAACAGCCAGGAGGACCTTGCGCGGCGCCGCCAGGACGAGGACGCCCAGCGGCGCTTCTCGATGGACCAGCAGATGGCCTTGCAGTCGTTCACCGACAGCCTGGCCGACCAGGCGCTCGCGCGGCAGATCGCCCGCACGAACACCCAGCGCGACCAGAGCATCAAGGCCATCAACGACGCGCTGACCCAGAAGGAGGCGGCGATCAAGGACAGCGCCGCCAAGGAGGAGCAGGCGCTCAAGGATAGCATGGAGCGCCAGGCGGCGATCATCCAGGCGCAGTTCACCCAGCTCCTGCCCGCCCTCACGGCCCAGGCGCAGGCGTCGGTGACGGCGCTGCTCGCGTGGGCGTCGGCCGCCATCGCCGGGGTCGCGGGCCTCCAGCTCCCCGGCGTCGCCGGGACCGCCCCGCCGACATCCGGGTTCGGCACGGCGACATCGGGCGGGGGCTTCGGCTCTTTCGGCGGCGGGGGCGGAAGTGCCGCGCCGATCTCGATGACCGACACCGGCGGCTTCGTCGGCCCCGCGTTCTCGCACGCCTCGGGCGGCCCGGTGCTCCCCAACTACCCGATCCGGGTCGGGGAGCACGGCGTGGAGCTCTGGATGCCGACGCAGCCGGGCAGCATCGTGCCGAACAACCAACTCGGAGGGATCGGCGGCGGCGTCACGATCAACCTGTACGGCACCTACCTGGGCGACGACCGCGCCATGGTCGCCCAACTCGCCAGCATCATCAACCCCGAGCTCAAGCGGCTGGTGAACATGTGACCTCGCCTGTCACCGATATCGTCGAGATCGCCTGGTCCACCGCGCTTACCGGCGTCTTCACGCTTGACAGTTCGCTCTTGGGCGGACCCGACGTGCTCTCGGCGCCCATCGGCTCGGGCAGCTATACCTGGACTGACGTGACCCGCGAGGTGAAATCCGTCGCGATCACTCGCGGGCGCCCGTCCGACCTCCAGACGATGCAGCAGGGGACGTGCACGCTGCGGCTCAAGGACAGCGCAGGCAAGTACAACACGCTCAACCCCACGAGCCCGCTGGCCGGCCAACTGGTGCCGATGCGGCCGCTGCGGGTGCGGCGCACGCTGCTGGCGACGTCTCACTACCTGTTCTTCGGGTTCATCAATCAGATCGAGCACGACCCCGTCGCGACCGCGCAGGAAAGCGTCATCCAGGCGGTCGACGGTCTCGAGTGGCTCAACCGTGCGCGCCCCCCGGCGATGGCGACCCAGATCAACCAGACGACGGCGCAACTCATCACGGCGATCCTCGTCGCGGTCGGCTGGTCGGACCCGGCGATGCGCAATATCCAGGCGGGCGGCGATGTGGTCCCGGTCTGGCAAGACGCCGACGGCGTCAAGACGGCGCTCACGCTCATCCAGAACCTGCTCCAGACCGACCTGGGTGTCTTCTTCTTCGACGCGCAGGGCCGGGCGACCTACTTCACCCGCGAGTACATGCTGACCGGCCGCGCCGCCGTCGCGACCTTCGACGGCACGATGGTCACGGCGATCAAGGGCTCGGCCGACGCGCTGTCCATCGTCAACGGCCAGACGGTGACGCGCACCGGCGGCGTCGCGCAGACGGCCATCGACGGCGCGAGCCGCGACGCCTACGGCAACCGGGACGGTACGCCGATCGTGTCGCCGAACCTGCGCAGCGACGCCCAGGCGCTCGGGCTGGCGCAATGGCTCGTCGGCGTGCAGAGTCAGCCGCGCGCGCCCATCCGCGGCATCGGCCTCGCCAGCCGTTCCGACGCCGAGTTGACGCAGCAGCTCACGCGCGAGATCGGCGACGTGGTGACCATCACCGAGCCGCGCGGCGGCTCGAACGTCGTCGCGACGATCCAGAGCGTCGCCCACCAGTACGACGCGCCGTCGCAGGTGCAGCGGACCACCTACATCGCCCAGAAGGCCGTCGCCACGGGGTTCGTGCTCGACGCGAGCACGCTCAACGGGCCGGACGTCCTCACGTACTAAGGAGCGCCCATGGCGATTCCCACCATCTGGAACGACCCCGCCACGCTGGACCGCACCGCGGGCCAGACGCTCCCCGGCGCGAACTTCGAGGCGGTGCTGGGCAATCTCTCCCAGCTCGGGGGCGCCACCGGTTCCGGCGGCATCGCCACCCCGTACAACCTGCTCGTGAACCCCGGCCAGGAGATCTGGCAGCGCGGGAACGGCCCGTTCACGGCGTCCTCCGCGTGGCTCTCCGACCGCTGGCAACTCGGCGTCGCCACCTCCACGGCCAGCGTCAGCCGCAACCAGTCCACGCTCGACGTCGGCTCGGCGTCCTCTCTCGCCTTCACGTACACGTACAGCGCGGGCGGCTCGGGCTACATCCAGCAGAAGATCGAGGACTACGCGCAGCTCGCGGGGCGCACCGTCACGTTCACGGCGCGCGTCTTCACGACCGTGCCGGGCGTGGTGGCCCAAATCGTCGACTCGGGCGGCACGCTCGGCTCCAGCGCCAACACGACCACCAATCAGTGGGAGACGATCTCGGTTACCAAGGCGATCAACAGCGGCATCACCAGCTTCGTGGTGCAGCTCGTGATGCCGGCGGCCTCGACGACCTGCTACGTGGACAACTGCATGCTCTACGTCGGCAACGCGCCCGCGCTCTACCGGCCGCTGCACCCCGCCGAGGACTTCGCGCGGTGCCTGCGGTACTACGAGATCATCGGCGTCGGCGGCTCGAACCTGATCGTGGAGGGGATCGCCACGGCGGGCGGGCAGACGGCCCGGCTCGTGCTCGTCTACAAGGCGCAGAAGGCCATCAACCCCACGGTCACGAGATCGGGCACGTGGGCGCTCCTCAACGCCTCGGCGCAGCCGGTGCCCTCGGCGGGCGACGTCACCGGCTGCTACCTGACCATCACCAGCAGCGCGGCGGGCCAGTTCAACGCCGTGAACTCGAACGCGTCGTGCTGGGTGGTAATCGATGCGCCTCTTTAGAGGTTGCTTGCTTCTTTCCGGCGCGGCGGCATGCCCATGTGGCTGCGATCTGCCAACCCGGCGGCAGCCAACGCCTTATTCCATGAGCCGAAGTGTTTCATGAAGATGTTGGTTGGGCAGTCCGTGAACCTGGGAGTACGTCCCGTTTCCCGCGCGATGACCTGAAGGCGCTCGATCAACTCCGCATCGGTGTAGCGCTGACGTGTGCGCCATGACTCGGTGACATCAACTGGGGGAGGCGGCGACAACTTCCGGTGCGCCTCGTAATGATGGGCGCGGCAGAGCCAGATCACATCGAACCAATGTTCTGGCGCATAGCCGCGATGGTGATGGGCTTGCGTCGGTTCAGCGCCACAGATGCCGCACGGCTGACGTACCAATTCCCCCCGATCGATAGCGGCAGCCGTTGCCTGCCTAGCGGCAACGCGGTCGGGGTGACGTTCCCTGCTTCGTGCTACCGCCTCACGGATTTTCTCGGGATGGAGTCGGGCACGGGCACGCTGTTTCTCAAGAATGGCGTCGCGATGCTTCTCACGTTCACGCTGGGCATTCCAACGCTTCCGCTCCTTCGCTGCGGGGTCGTTGGCGAACTTCGCACGCTTCTGCGCGTTCAGGCACGCCTTACAAAATAAGTCGCGCCGATACTCGCCGGTTTTCTTATCTCGACCATGGGTACCAAAGTCATCGTCCGGCTTGGGTTCTTGGCATCGGATACACGTTTTCATGCCCTTATTGTATCACAAGGAGTGGAACTATGCTGATACATGGGGGATTCGCAGTCTCATGCAAATCGTGAGTTTCAACGGCGACGGCACGGCGACGGTCGAGGAGCAGGGGCGCGCGTACACGCTGGCCCTGGCCTCCCTCGCGTTCTCGCGGCAGGCGGACGGCTCCGCGTTCGCCCTCTCGCTCCTGACCCCGAACATGACGGCCGCGGACGGCACGGTGTCGCAGGCGTGCTTCCCGCTGCTCGGGGACCGCGACGCGCGGCGGCTCTTCGTGCGCTACCACCTGGCGAAGGGCGACGCGGCCACCCTCGCCGCCGCCGCCGCCCTGGTCGCGGCGGCCATCCAGGCCCAGGGCGGCGCCGCGTCCGCGTCCGACCTCGCCACCTGACCCCCGGCGGGCGGCGGCCCGCAGCATCGACCACCGGCCGCCACCCAGGGCGCGCCCCCATGCCGCTCCACCGGCACGCGAGGCGCCGCCATGACGATAGACGACCACGCGAGAGGACGACCAGTGCGCGCGAGCCTCGCCGGGGCCTGGGCGGAGCTGCGCGCCATCGTGTGCGAGGACTCCACCCGCCAGCTCGGCCTTTCCATGGCCGTCGTCGGGCTCCTCTGGGGCGCGGGGCTCGCCGTCCTGGACGGCGGCGCGAACGTCGGCGTCCCCACCCTGGGCCTCATGGCCTCCCACCTCTCCCACCGCGCGTGGGGCCTGCTCTTCGTCCTGGCCGCCTGCCTGCGCCTCCACGGGCTCCTCTGGCGCGCGTGGGGCGCGCGGCGCGCGGGCCTCCTCCTCAGCATGTTCCTGTGGCTGGTGGCGGCCACGGAGTTCCACGTGGCGGGCATCTCGGAGTTCCTGCGCGGCGGGTCCTTCGGGCTGCTCTTCCTGTTCGATTGCTGGGCGCTCCTCCGCATCAGCAAGGTACCGGCGTGGCGGCGCACGTGGCGCGCGCCACGGCCGCCCGTCCCGCGGACCCCCGGTCGTGGCCCGATCCGCGATGGATGAGCAGCAGCGGGTCCAGGTCGTGGTCGCGGCCTGCGGCGTCGTCGTGGCCCTCTTCGGGATGGTCTCGAAGTGGCTCACCGTGCGCGCGGACCGGAAGTCGCCCGTCGACCCCTCGGAGGCGGAGCGGCGCATGCTCGACGAGGCGTGGATCGACCGCGGCCTGGAGATCAAGCAACTGCGCCGGGAGAACGAGCGGCTGCGCGACGAGGTCGACCGGCTGCGTGCCGGGGAGCGGGCCACGCCGGACGACGACGGCGACGGGACGGCGTAGGGAGGGGCGATGGCGGGCAAGCGCACGGAGTTGGTCATGGCCTTGGTCCTCTCCGACGACCAGTTCGACGACCTGATGGACGCCCTGTCGTACGCGGTCTTCCACGCCGAGCGGGCGGACTGGGCGGCGCGGGTCCGCGAGCTCGCGCGCCACATGGCCGACGCGCGCCTGCACGCGGAGCGGGAGCTGATGCCGGACGCCGACGCGGGGGAGGGCTAGCGCCGTGGTGACGAGGGAACGGCGGTGGGACGGCGACCGCCGCGGCGCGGCGCCAGGCGACATCCGGCCGATTCCGGATCCCACGATTCTCACGGGCGCCTTGGTGTCCGAAGCGACCGACCAGATGCGCCGGGAACTGGCGGCGGCGGTCGCCGTCCTCCAGGCGGAGCTGCGCACGCGCGACCAGCGGTTCGAGGGCATGGACAAGGCGGTCGTCATCCTGCGGGAGGACGTGAACCGCGTGCCGACCATCCTCCAGATCGAGATCGGCCACCTGAAGGAGCTCCAGACCACCCACACCGCCGACCTGAAGGAGCTGGTCAAGGAGATCATCGCGCGGGAGGTCAAGGGGATCGGCGACCAGATCACCGGCCGCGACACCGCGCTCGCCGCCGCGCTCAAGGCGGCCCAGGACGCGGTCGCCCAGCAGAACACCGCCAACGGGCTCGCCATCGACAAGGCGCAGGCGGCGACGAAAGAGGCGCAGACCGCGGCGAACGAGTTGTTCCGCACGCGGTCCGACCAGCTCTCGGCCGGCGTGGACGACTTGCGCTCGCGGCTCGACCGGCTGGAGGCCGGCGGCATCGGCGCGACGGCGGCGAAGGTCGAGGTGCGCGAGGACCGCGCGGGCACCCAGCACCTGGCGTCGCTCATCGTGGGCATCGTCGGCGGCGTCGTCGGCGTGCTGGGGCTGCTGTTCGCCATCGTCGAGGGCCTCGCGCGGGCGCAGCCGGCGCCGTGAACGCCTGGCCGCTCGTCGTGCTCATCCTGGTCGTCGCGGCGCTGCTGGTGGTGCTCGGGCTCTTGCACCCGATCTAGCGAGGTGGGGCAGCGAGCAGCGTCGCTAAACCGTAGGTCGCTGGCCCCGCCCGCTCGCGCAAGGCGGCCGCTGCTCGCCGGCCGCAGGGGCGGGGATCGGACCCGCCCGGACGCCGCCCGTCGGCGACGCCGGAGCGCACCAGCGCCTGCATAGCAGCGAGTGCCGGCTGCCGCTCCGACGCCCTCGCCCGAACCGCTCTAGACCGCTCCGGGCCGTGCTGGCTCTTACACTACCCCGCTGCCGCACCCAGTATACCAGCGGAGTGAGGCGCGCGGGCGCCGCCGGCTAGACCCAACGGCGGCGCCCCGCTACCGGCAACACGGCTGGGATTCGAACCCAGGGGAGGGCGCGATGCGCGGCGTCCCGCGTCGCATTCCCCCAGCGCTCGCGGGGTGCCCCCGGATAGCCGGAGCGCTCGCCATCGTCCCCACGGGGCAGCGCGCGGCTTCCGCGCTACCCCGCCTCTCGACGCACCGTGTTGTTGCCCCCTCGTAAGGTGCGGGGTCAGCATACCACGTGCTGCGGGGGATCGCGACAACCCAACCTGTGCCAGCGGAACCGGAGAGTGTCGTTCCGGCAGCCCTGGCGACGCTACGACGCCAGTGTACCACGCCCGCCCGCGCGCCGTAGCGCCGGGGCGGACGCGGCGTTGTTGACTATTAATCGACGGACACGGACAGGAGGGCTCGCGTGGCTAAGAGCACGCCCGTGTGCGAGAAGCACGAATGGATCGTCTTGCAGGCACCGGACGGCCGGCTTGTGATCATGTGCGACCGCTGCCAGCACATCGCGGGCACGGTCCCGGCGACCGGCTACGCGCCGGTGCGCTACATCCCGTACTACCCGGCCCCGTACACCTGGCCGACGATCACGTGGCAAAGCGGCAGTGCCGGCAACGCCAACACGCTCACGTACGACACCGAGCAGTCGCCCGCGCAGCCGGTGCGCCACGAGGCGGGCGGCATCTTCACCAACACGGCACCGGCCGCACCGACGTTCCGCATCGGCGGCGGCACCTACCAGTAGCCGGCGGACAGGAGGGCTGGGGAGGGTGGCGGCTGAGCTCGCCTTCTACTCGCTGAACGGCGACCCGCGCTGGGCGTGCACGCCGGGCCACTGGGTCAAGGTCCAGGAAGCGCAGTGGATCAAGGCGTGCAAGGACGCGGGCGCCCGCGTCTATTACCGGCCGTTCCTCTCGGGCGACGACGGCGGCGTCCTGGACGCGCACGCCTGGGCGCACGACGTGTGGACCAGCATCGTCGCCACGGGCGGCGCGCAGCCCGACGCGATTATCTTCCGCAACGAAGTCTGGGCGACCGAGCAGACCGGCCGCGATTACGTCACCTTCTACCGCGACCTCCGCGCGGCCGGCTACGGCGGCCTCATCGTGCTCGGCAGCTTCGCCGACGGCGAGCCGGACTTCCCGCCCGGCACCACGGGCGGCACCTGGGAGGCGCTGCACGCCGGGCTCGCGGGCTTCGTCCCCGACGCCTACGACGTCCATTGCTACTTCGAGGACGATCCCCAGGGCGACGTGTGGCATTCGCTGCGGCACCTGCAGGCCGTCCAGCGCGGCGAACTGCCCGCGGCCGCGCGCCTCTTCGCCGGCGAACTCGGGCAGACGGACGGCTGGAAGAAGAAGGGGTGGACGGCGGAGGCGTACGCCGCGAAGCTGCTCCGCTGGCGCGACCTCGCGGGCCCGCAGATGGAAGTCGCCTGGGTCTTCGCCGACGACGACACGTCGGGCGAGTGGGCGGACTTCCCCATACGCGGCACGGCGGCGGACGCGGCCGTGCGCTCCACCTGGACAGGAGGACCGGCCGTGACGACCATCGGCGTCGACGTTTCCTCGAACAACACGACCCCCAGCCAGCCCGATTTCGATTGGGTGCGCGTGGCGCAGTCCGGCCGCCAGTTCGCGGCCACGAAGGCCACCCAGGGCACCGGCTACACCAACCCGACGTTCGCCCGCGACTGGGCAGAGCTCGCCCGGGTCGGGATGGTCCGGCACACCTACCACTACGACCAGCCCGGCGTGGACCCCGCGGCGCAGGCGCGGCACTTCCTGGCGACGATCGGCGCGTTCGGCCACGGCGACCTGCCGTGGCTCGACATCGAGGACCCCGGCTTCGCGGGCGCGGGCGACCTCTCGGGCCGCGCCCGCGCCTTCTTCGCGCTCGTGGACGGGGCGCTCGGCAAGCCGGCCGCCATCTACAGCTACGCCAGTTTCCTGGAGGAGCACAACCTGACGCCCCAGACCATCGGCCCGCGCCCGCTGATCCTGGCCGCCTACCAGCAGCAGTGGCCCCAGACCCCGGCCGGGTGGCCCGAGATCGCGATCTGGCAGCACACGAACAGCGCCAGCGTGCCCGGCATCCCCACGCTCGTGGACGAGGACTACACGCCGCTCACGCGCGACCAACTGGTCGCGCTGGGCTACCAGGGAGGGACGCCCACGGTGGACCCCGCGACACAGGCCGCCATCGACCGGTTCTCGGCGCTCGGCGTCGCGCCGAACACGTCGGGCGCGCTCTTCGCCGCCTACAAGCAGCGCGTGCAGGTCTGGCTCGCGAACAACAAGGCGAACGTGCTCGACCCGACGCCGGCGATCCGGCCGGAGGTGAACACCGGCCAGGACGCGTACGTCGCGCTCGACTGCGGCGAGATCTACCACTGGAAGTCCGCCGACGGCCAGGTCTACCTCGCCGAAGCCAAGGAACGCGACGCCATCTTCAAAGCATGCGGCTGGGCGGCATGAGCGACGCCCCCCACCCTCCCCACTGGATCGGCCCCGTCTGCCCCGCGTGCTCCGTGCTGCTCCCCAAGGGCGCGCCGCTCTCTCCCCAGCACGTCGGCGCCCGGCCGGAGCTCCAGGTCAACGACCCGCAGTGGAGCAGGCGCACGGTCATCCTGGACGGCGAGACGCTCCACGCCTGCACGGAGGTGGTGCCCGGCTGGCGGCGGGGCGACACGCTCGTGGTGGTGACGCGGGGGCCGGCGTGCCGCTGCGGCAAGGCCAACCCCGGCAGCCTCTACGCCATCGTCGAGAGCGGGCGGGTGGTGGTCGCGTGAGCGACTGGCGGCTCATCGAGGGCGACTGCCTGGACGTGCTGCGCGACATGCCGGATGCGAGCGTGGATGCGCTGATTACGGACCCGCCGTTCGGAATCGGCTTCCAGTACGGCGACCAGCGCGAGGACACGAACGATCCTCGGTCGTATTGGGACTGGCTGCGCCCGCGTTACGAGGAGGCTGTGCGTTGCGTCCATCCCGGCGGCCTCGTGGCGGTCTGGCAGGCACAACTTTACTTTCGGCACTTCTGGGACTGGTTCGGCGACGACATTCATATCTACTGCGCGGGCAAGAACTTCGTACAGCTTCGGAAAGTCCCGATCAACTACGGTTACGACCCCATCGTGATGTTCTACAAGGTGGGCGCCCTGCCCCTTTGTCCGACAAAGGGGCAGGGCGGATCGTTCCGAAACGTCGACTTCTTCGTGGCGAACACGGCCGCAGCCGTCTGCGATCCCAGGCGCCTGGAACGTGCCCACCCGTGCCCGAGGCCACTTGACCAGGCGCGCGAAATCGTCAGGAACTTCACGCAGCCCGGTAGCCGTGTCCTCGACCCTTTCGTCGGCAGCGGCACGACGGGCGTGGCCGCGCTCCAGGAGGGGCGCTCGTTCGTCGGCATCGAGCGCGAGGCGGAATACGTCGCCATCGCCCGCGCCCGGCTCGAAGCCGCCTCCGCGCGGCCGCGCCTGGACCTCGCGATATGACTCGCTGGGAGTGGGCCACCCTCGCCGCGATGGCCGCGCTCTGCCTCGTCGCCGCCCTGCTGGTGGCCACGTGATCGAGTACTGCGCCGGCGTGACGCCGTTCCCGCAACCGTCGCCCGCGCGCAATCCCGGCGGAGACTGCTTCGCATGCGCGCTCACGGCCATGTTGCGGCACTTCTGGCCGGATCGGCCGGCGACCTTCGCGCAAGCGTACGGGTGCTACGCCCAGGAGAACGGGACCATCCGCAACGTCTGGCACGGGCACGCGACGGCGTTCCACGCGGCCGGTCAGCACGACTATCGACTCGAAGTCGCGCAGGATATCGTCGCGCCGGTCCTGAACCCGCGGCAATGGTCGCATCCGTGGTGGCTGTTCCTCCCCGAACGCGACTACGCCCGACGCCTCGAGGGATGGCTCCGTTCCGGATGGCTTGCCGTCTCGGAGATCAACTTCGAGGGGGCCGGGCCGGTCACTCCCGACTTCAGACTGAACACGACCAATCACGTCGTCCTCCTCGACGGCGTGCGCGTCGCCTTCGAGGAGGACGACGTGATTGGCGGGCAGGTCGCCCGCGAGTACGTCCACGTCGTCTGCTCCGCCAAGGGCGCGTATTGGATCGGCGCACGCGACCTCCTCCTGCGGCACGGCGCCGCCGGCTGGCAATTGGCCAGGCCGGAACGTCGATGAGCCGCCGCCGCGTGGCCTGGCTCCTGTGCGCGCTCGCCCTGGGCGCGGCGCTCTGCGTGGGCGACGGCGGCAAGTAGCAAGCAAGTACGCAAGGAGAGGCGCAATGAACGTATCCCTGGCCCCGCTCTCGCTCGGGTTCATCTTGGCCCTGGTGGGCCTCGTGCTGCTTATCCTGCTCGTGATCCTGCACGCCCTGACGCCGCCACTCCTGGCGCTGTGCCTGGGCCTGGCGCTCGCGTCGCGGCTCTGCTAGCCGTCCGTGCCGTGCCCGCCCATCTGGGCCTCTCGCCACGCGAGCGCCAGGTGTCCGAGCTGCGCCTGGCCGGGCGGTCGTTGCAGTCCATCGCGGGCGAGCTCGGCATCGGCTACGCGACCGTGCTCGACCACATGCACAGCGCCCGCATGAAGCTCGCCGAGCCGTGCCCGCAGGCCTCGCCCGTGTCGTCGCGGCGGCTGCGCGTCGTGCCCGACGGCTATGAACCCAGCGACGTCGCGCGCCTGTGCCGCATCCTCGACGCGTGCGGCTACGACCCCGACGGCGAGGCATGAGACGTGAGCGAGGACGCGCGGCACCGCTGGATCATGGACGAGATCCCCGCCGTGCGCCGGCACCTCGCGGGCCCGTCCGGCCTCGCGTGCGCCGTCATCCTGACCGCCTACGAGGACTCCGTGCGGCCGCCCACGCGCGACACTCGCCCGGACCGCGGGCGCGGCCGCCCGCCCGCGAACCTCCCGCCGCCGCCGGACCCGCGCGCCTGGCTCGACGGCGCGGGCCGGCAACTCTACCGCGCGATGCAGAAAGACCGATCATGACGACCCCCAGTACCCGGCGCCCGTCGAAGGACGCCAGCAGCTACCGCGTCGCGCCTGACGCTCCCATACGAAGCTACCGCAAGGTGACGCTCTCCCGCGACGAGTGGGACGCGCTGCGCTCCGGCCAGACCATCGAGCAAGTCAAACTCGGGCGCAAGGAGATCATGGCGCGGAAGGAGGGCGAGTAAGGTGGCCGTCGTGCGCTTCCGGCACGTCTACTACTCGCCCGGCGACGACATCAAGTCGGTGCTCGACGCGCTGCCCAACCAGGCGCAACGCTCGCTCGCCATCGAGATCTACGGCCTGACCGACCTGGTGCTCGCGGCCAACGTCATCGCGGCGAGCAACCGGGGCGTCAAGGTGCGCGTGATGAATGACCGCTCCCAGTCGGCCGGCCCCGCCGATCGCAAGGTCTTGCAGATGCTGGTGGACGCGGGGTCCGTCAACGGCAACATCGAGGCGAAGGTGGTGGAGAGCGAACGCGGGGCCATCGACCACCTGAAGCTCATCGTCGTGGACCCCGACGACGGCGCGCTCGCGGACACGTCCGGCGTCGGGTACGGTAGCTACAATTTCTCAGACGGTGCCCAGCGCCAGGACAATATTTACGTCTACACGAACGATCCCGGCGAGGTGGCCCAGGCCATCGAGAAGTTCGAGCACGACTGGCAGCACAACACGTGCAAGCCGGAGTGGCAAGTCACGCCGACGTCCCCCGCCATCCCCACGCCCCCGACCGTGCCGGCGACCGGGGACGCCGCCGCCGTTGCGCTGCAAACCGATGCCGTGCAGGCCGTCGCCCCCGCCACGGAAAGGCCCCCGAACTAGTGGACCTCTCGCAGTTCGCCATCGACGCGCTGGTCGTCGTGGCCGTCTACGTCATCATCAACCTCGTCATCAAGCCACTCCTGGAGGTGTGGCTGAAGCCCGACGCGCCGGCGCACGACCCCGCGATCCGCGGCCTGGCCGTCGCGCTCGGCATCCTGGGCGTGTTCCTGGACCACGGCCTGCCGCCCTCGTCGAGCGGGGCCGCGTGGATCGGCCTGGTCGTGAGCGGCATCCTGAGCGGGCTTTCGAGTGTGGGCCTGTACCACGCCGCGACACCCGCCGCGCGCACCGTCGCCCAGACCGCCCTCGTGACGACCAACCTCGCCCCGCTGCTCCCGTCCCCGCCGCCGGACCCGCCGCAGTAGGCGAGGCGCGGCACGCACGGCAACGCGCCCGGCAACCTGGCAGCAGAAACCAGGTTGCCGGGCGCGTTTTTTTGTTGCGCCGGGGCGGGGCCGCCTAGATCAGGTACCCCCATCGGTCGCGCGGGAACAGCTCCCGCCGCAATTCCTGGTCGGCGGCGTGGAACTCCGCGGCCGCCGCGCTGTGGTGCGCGCGGAACTCCGCGTCGGAGCAGGCGTACTCGCCGTCCACGAGCACCTCGTTGAGGCGCGCGTGGAACCGCGCGCGGATCGGCTGCAGGCGCTCCAGGTATTTGTGCATCCGAGAGCGGTAGCCCTCGGGCTCATTCGAAAACCAGTTGCTCACGGTTCCCCTCCCTTCTCGCCCCCACGGCGGGGCGGGCTACTTCGCCTCGTACTCGTCGGCCGGCTCGGCGTCGAGGATCGCGCACTCGCGCATCCACGCGAGCGCCAGCCCCTCGGCCTCCTCCCGCGTCGGGCAGGGGCCGAAGTCGTCCGACTCGAAGCCGTGGCCCTCCGGCCCGACGCCGGCCAGGACGGCGACGTAGCCGCCCTCGTCGCGCCACGAGACGAGCTTCGTGCCGGCGGTGAAGGCGTGGCCGAGCGTCCCGGCCATCTGGGTCTGGGAGGGCTCCAGGCCCTCCACCAGCCGCGATCGCTGCTCGGGCATCGTCGGCATGTCGGCCTCCCCTTCGTTTCTCTCGTCGTACCCTGCGACGGGCATCGGCAGCATGCACAAGACCACGGTTGGCCTACTCTTTCAGTACCCTGCGGCGGGCGGGGCGGGGGCCTACGCCTCCGTCATCGGGAAGTCGCGGCTCGGGCCGCGACGGGCGAAATCGTCGATGCGCTCGTCGCCCGTCTCGCGCTCGCCGTAGAGGCGGGCCCGGCCGGCGGCGAAGGTGTGGGCGCGGCGCTCGCGGGCGGTCGTGCTGGCGACGTACTCGGCGTGCGCCGCGCGGCTGTCGCGGTTCGCCAGGTCCAGCTCGCTCGGGGCGCTCCGGCCCAGGCGGGCGAGCAGCGCCGCGTCGTCGAGCTTGCCGGCCTGCCGCCAGTCGAGCCCGGACGGCAGGCCGTCCTTGGGCGCCCCGGCGGCCATCAGGGCCTCGCCGGCGGCGACGTAATCGGCGGCGTCGATGCTGATCGCCAGCAGCGACGCGGCGCGAACCTGGCT